CACCATTAAATTTTAACATTTAATAAACTATATTGATTAACATCACCTAGTGTACCTGTAACAAAATAATTTGTACCTATACAATATCTTGGTATATTGGAACTACTAATATCCGTATAATGCATCAAATGTGAAGGCATTATAAAAATTACATTGTTATCAGGATATAAGTGGTAAGTATTATAGTTATATTTTGTATTTTTTTCTACTTTAAATTCTAAGTTGTCACATTTTAATAAATTATTTACCCCACTTAACATAACGTTAAGAGCAGCCATATTACATTGTTGTAAATCATGGTTGAAATACCATAACGCACTTATAATACTATTTGGGTGGGAATGTTTATGATGCGTACCACCTGCAATTTGTCTAGTTAACCATGATCCTACCATTTTAAATTCTTGTTCAATACCAAGAATTTCTTTTGTATAGTTATTCATATAATAGTCAAAAACTTTTTTAATCCTATTAAGTTTATAATCTTTTAATAAATTATAACTTGTTGAAATATCTACTGCATTATTAAAAGACATTGGATCAGGGTTACCTAAGTGTTTAAATTCAACATTTTGAAGTTTTTCTACTTCGTTAAATTTAAGGCAATCTTTTTTACCTAAATCAATAATTACCAATGGTGTAACATTTACATCGTGTATTTGAATTTTGTCCATATTGTATCAATAATTTTATTGGCCCGACCGGAGGGAATCGAACCCCCATTCTGGATTTAGAAGAACCATGTCCTATCCATTGAACGACGGTCAGATTTATTTTTTTAAGTATTTCCTCCAATTGCTAGGCAATACATAATCTTTTCTTGATTGTAAAACATTAATGTTATCATAACTATGATTGCCAATCCATGGCGCACCAACAGCTAATGTTAATTTAAACCCATTTGAACTATTATGCATACCATGAGGCCATCCACCATCCATTAAAAATGGTTGATCTACTGCAGGTGCATTAACCTGACCATTTTCTGTAATCCAATACAATGTATCAGTTTGCCCTTGCACCACATAACGAAACTTATGTTGCATGGTTCCAACTTGGTTTTCATCACAATCAATGTGTTCAGCATTACTAAAATTTGGTTCAGTGAGTAGTGCCATAATTCTTGCACGTTGCCCCATCCATGGGAATATAATATCGTCAAACCAATCTCTAATTTCTTTTGAAGTATAGTCTACCCACTCAAACTCATCTTTACCACCATTATCAGATCCATCATGTCCGCTTTTACCACTACGTGTCATTAAAGGTAACATATTGGTTGTTCGATAAGAATCCCACCACCAATATTTTCGTGGTGTGTCCATAATAGTATCTACTGCATGTGCTTTGTCTAATAGTGGAAAATCAACCGTAGCAAATAATAATTCATTCATGCCAATATTTAAGCAAAAACAAAAGCATAAACAAATATTGCTATAAAGATTAATAGCGATACCCACCAAAAGGTAAGCATGCCTACTGTTATAAGTAATGCTAACCATGCACCATGATATAGATGTAATTGCCACATTGTCATAACAGTATTTATATGGTGGAAGCGGTGAGATTCGAACTCACGGACCCATTACTGAATCGCTAGTTTTCAAGACTAGATCCTTAAACCACTCGGACACACTTCCGTTATTTTATTTTAGGTACGATTTCACGATCCCAATAGCTTTTCTTGCCTATTCTAGAAGAAACAGCTTTGTCTACACCGACTATGGATTTCCATTTTTCAGATCGTGCTTTACTTTGTTCAACATCAAAACCTGTATAGTCATCACCAACCCATTCCCATTTATGGTGCCATATCCAAGGATCAGCTAATGGTTTAGTAACTTTAACGTTACCATATCTAGTAACTTTAATGGAAGTACCTACTGTAGGTTCATCTGCAGTATCAAAGTCAGGTGATGAAATAAAAGCTATTGAACCATCTTTTAAATCATAACGTACCACTGTATAATCAAAATCAGGTGGTAACTTAGAAGCAGCTAATTTATACCATGACAACGGTATTTCACGTTTAAGTAGTGGTGAATTAACATAGTCTTTGTGAACATAGATTTGTCCACCAATAACTTTACCAATTTTACGATTGGTTGATTCTGTAAGTAATTCTCTAATTAGCATATTAATATTTATGACAAATACACATTATAAATATGAACATGGTAACTAACAACTACGCATTGTTTCCTACTTTAGTACAAGAAATACCTGATTTTTTAACTGACATTGAATGTGACGTAATTGTTGAAAATATCGATCATTCAAGATTAATTGACCATAATGCATTAGTAGGTAATGGGTCATCATCTCATTCAGCTAGATGGCATAGTGAGCTTGATTTTATTGATCTTTCGATACCATTAAAACAAAGATTAATAAATGCATTTGATGGATATTGTAAAACTTCAGGATTCAGTGAAGTTTATATCACAAATTCTTGGGTAAATATTCAAAAAGTTGGTTCACAATTAAAATTTCATTCTCATCCACACAGTGTAATTTCATGTGCATTATACTTATACGCTGATGAAAAAAGTAGTCCTATAACATTCAAAACACCTAACCCTTTTAATAGCTATACAGATATTGAAACATTAACTGATTACACTTATGAGTGGTATACATTAATTCCAAAAACAGGCAAGCTAATTATCTTCCCAAGTTGGTTAATACATGGTAGTCATGGTATTAACGAATCTGAGCAAAGAATTGTATTAAGTGTTAATACAGGGTTAAAGTAAAAAATGGCACCGACAGAGGGATTCGAACCCCCACAAACAGTTTTGGAGACTGGTATGCTACCATTACACCATGTCGGCATATATTTGGAGTAAGCGACAGGAGTTGAACCTGCATAAAACGGGGTTGCAATCCGTTCCCTAGCCATTCGGGTCACGCTTACATATAAAACAGGATGCATTATCGTTGCTCTACCATTGAGCTACATATCTTTTACAAGACATGGTAGGATTCGAACCTACAACAGACGGCTCCCGAAGCATCATAACTTGCTGTTAGCATCCTAAACTTGGCACCCCCTGTAGGATTCAAACCCACGACCTTACCGTTCGTAGCGGTACGCTCTAAGTTCACTGAGCTAAGGGGATATATTTTTACATTCTTAAAACAACTGTATCCAATTATCTTAAGAATGTAGTGGGGCCATCCCCCACTTGCTCATCTTACTCCTGTGTTATCGCCACAGTTTCATACCGAGACTCCGACCGTTCGTGGCATGTTTATCGTGCACCACTGAGACCTCGTTTCTCACACACGTAAAACAAAAAACCCTAGGGGTTTATTCCTAGGGTTCAGTGTAATCTTATGTACTATCTATGATTAACCTGAACCCCTGCCCCCAATGTCCTCAAAATTATATGAGCGAGCATGGGGGATCGCACACCAACTTGGTTGTGTACCCTTCGCTAAACTCATCGTATTTCTTAGACTTCTCATGTTTGTTACTTTACCTTATAAAATTTACTTTGTCAACTAGTTTTATATCCTAATGTAAGGTTATTTATACATCGTTGCAAAAATACTACAAAAAAGCCTACTTTTTTGCTAATTATACAAAAAAGTATAATTTATTCGCCTATTTTCATATCCATCATATGCTCTAACAGATTGAGAACGATGAAAAAAAGCAGAATTGAATATTACCGCACGATTAAACTTATAGTCAATACTTATTTTTTCTGCGTTGTTAATTTGAACAAATTGATCACACATTTCTCTACTGTCATTATATTGCTTATAAGTCCAATCAAGCGGTTTTTCAACTTTAAATACTTCTAACCCATTCATTCCACTGCTTTGTTCTAAACACTCATCAGGAGTTACCCATAAATTAATGTTTACTGCAGCAGGATCAGCATGAGTTTTTACACCCTCTGACGTATTATTAAAAATAAAACTCCATGCCCTAATAAACTCTTTGTCATTAAGTATATCTAAATTTTCTTTTAATTCATCAACAATGTTTGAAAGAAGATTAAACCATACTTCATTAGGTCGCCTATAATAATCTATACTAGCGTAATCATGCTGAAAAAATTGTCTTAAATTAGTTGATAGCAAAAAATGTCGCAACCTAAAAGCAACTTCTTTATCAAGAAAGTTATCTACTATGACAATTTGATTTTGTCGATATTCTTTATCAATACTTTTAAAATCTAAATTGCTTACACACTTGCGTGTATCTTTCCGTAGTGTAATTTCCTCTGAAAAATAGTATATACCGTTTGCTTTACAAAATTGATCTCGTTCTATACTATCATCATAAATCATTTTAAATACCTATGTTGGTGCCCCCTCGTGGAGTCGAACCACGCACCTTCAAGTTATGAGCTTGCCGCTCTGACCAACCATGAGCTAAGGGGGCAACATGGATCGAACTATAGCAAGCATTTAAAATGCTGTCAAGCTATTTATGTAAGTTTTTATTTCTTCGTAGTTTTCAATGTGTAACTTAGGATCATCCAAAGTTTTTACACCCTCATTTTTTGCTTGAAATTGAAGTAGAGTAGAACATTGTTCAAATATATTTTCATACGTAACATGGGGTATGGTAAGATTATACTTACTTTTTAATCGTTGGATATTATCTTGAAATAGCACATTGCTTTCTGACATATACCTACACATCTTGTCAATACCTTCAGTAATGACAACTTTTGATGTACCTTGAACTACTCTATTGATAGGAAATACATTATTATTTAAGCCTTTACTCCAATGGTCCGCTACAATGTAACTGAATAATTGATCAACTACATTTCTTTGTAATGAAACAAAAGAAAACTTTCTATCTATAAAGGTTTCTACAATTTGATCAAACAATAGCGTATCATAATGTTTGAAAACAAATAACTTGATACTTAATTGCTGTTCTAGATTAAATCGTTTTAACACATCTAAACGATAACTGTCCCTATCCCATAACTTCCACCCCGTAGGAAAATGGCTTCGTTCAAAATTTATACGAAATAGGTAATCATTATGATCAAACATGTAGCTCGAAATATGATGTGATTCAAATAGTTCACCTATTTCTAACTGACGTATGTACCTCTGCCTAAAAATATTACCAATTAATTGTGTTCCTGATCTAGGCAATGATAAAAAGCATACTCTTTCGTAACTACTCAAGCCCCATTTCCTTGCGAATATTAGTTGCACTGATACTCGTGATGCTTTCATCAAACGTTTCTTCACCACTTGTATAGCCTACACCACGTCCCCAACCAATATGTACAATATTAGGCACTAACATAATTTCATATTGTCCTTGATACAACGGGTCTAAATCTCGTTTAATATAACCTTTAACTTGATCAACATTAAATGGGTTACTGCCTTGCCATCCTTGAACATCACGTATTTGAATAACGACTTGTCCTGTACGCTGTAACAATCGTTCAAATAATGCACGATGACCTGCATGCCATGGTTGCCAACGTCCTAACATTTGTACTGTTTCTTTACGCCAATCAAATGTTGGTCTACGCTGATCCTTGATAATATGTTCACCAATATACTTTACCCAAAATTCAGCATTTTTTTCAGTAATACGGAAATCATATTGTGCAGGTGGTATAAATGCTTTGTTAGTATCTTCGTAACGACCTGCATCAATAGTGTCCATCCAAATTGTCCAATCTGCTTTGAAGTTGTTGCGCATTTCAACTAATGGTGCAACAAAATCACAAATGACATAATCGCTGCCACTATTAATTGCAAAGTCTGCCATACGTATTGATTGTCGAATACGACCTTCAGTGCTGAAGTCCCAATCATTATAACGCTTACGTACATCATCAGCATTAAACCATTTTACTGTTGGTTGCCAATTCATCGGGGCAACTTCGTACTTAGCTAATTTAGAGATTGGCATTTCGGTAACTGAACGTGGCAATTGTAAAAATTGTTTTAATCGTTCAGCAAGGTAAGTTTTTCCTGAGCCAGGTAAGCCCATAATAAGAATTTTAGTAGTCATAAATTTATTTACATCAATACAAACCTCTTAAATATTTTCATGAATTTTGATGCTTTTAGCCATGGACAAATCATTAGTAAATTATGGCTGTGTGAGGAATTAGAACGATATGTACAACCTAATCTATCAGTTTGGGTATTAGGAAGTTGGTACAATATCACTGCTTTTATGTTACAAGTTAGAAAACCTGACTACTATAAACATATTACAGGATTTGATACAGATATCAATGCTATAGCAGTAGCTGACAAAATATGCAGTGCATGGAACATATACGCTCCTACTACTGTAACCAACATTGTTACTGACGCAAATAATTTAAATTGGACTAACTGCCCTGACATTGTAATAAACTGTAGTGCTGAACATTTTGATCATAATACGTGGTTTGGTTTGATTCCTAAAAACACCATCGTATGTATACAATCAACTAATATTACTGACCCTAACGAACCATGGTTAATCAAACAACCTACCCCTACCATAAAAGAATTCAAAAAAATTTATCCCTTAGCACAAGAATTTATGGTTGGTATAAAACCTATACCATTAAATAGACATGGCAAATTTTATGAACGTTATATGATTATTGGAAAAAAATGAAACTTATTATCTTTATTACTTCGTTACTATTAAGCTTAAATGCGTATAGTTTTCAACCTACTAAACCTGTTACTGTAGTTATAGGTTATGCTAGTGGTAGTGGCAATGAAATTGTCTTTCGTAAAGCAGCAAGTATTGTACAAAAACAAAACCCAAATATTAATTTTATTATTGAAAACAAGCCTGGGTCGGATGAGGTGGTTGGCTTCAATCATTTCGCTAAACAACCTGCAGATGGACATACTTTATTTGTACCTGCAATTGGTGTATTTGTTGGTACAAAAACATGGTATTCAAATATACTAGTGCATGATCCATTTGATGTGGAATTTGTTATTAGTTTAGCTAGAACACCACTAGCATTAGTGGCTAATTCAGAAAAAGGTGTAAAAACGCTAGAAGAATTTAATCAATTATCAGGTGCAGTTAATATTGGAGTAGGTGCTGCAATACAACGTGTTGCATATGAATACCTTCGATCTAATATGAAAGCACAAACTGAAATGATAGGCTATCGTAGTCCTGCATTAGCTGCAGTTGACGTTGCAGGTGGTCAAGTACATTATGGCATATTTCCCGCTAGTAGTGCATATGAATTTTATAAAGCAGGTAAAGTTAGATATCTTGGTATAACAGGTAATACTGTACCAAGCAAAATTCAAGGTACTATATTATTAAAGTTTTCATTAGTTGGTCAAGTTGGTGTTGTTTTACCTAGAAACACTGACCCAACTATTGTAAAATTTTGGGAAAAGACTTTTCTTAATGCGCTACGCACTGCAGAATACACCGAGTTCTTAAATGACATAATGTGGTATACCTTACCCGAAGATCAAAATAGTGTAGGGTATGAAAAGCTTATGATTGAACAACGCAAATTGTGGGCACCTTATGTGGATAAAATAAAGCTTAACTAATCCGTCCTAAATAGCAATATGAAAGTAAAATTTATATTGCTATTCTTATTTCAAATGATCGCTCATATTAGTTTAGTATGGGCTTTTTTTAACTTTGGTTTATATGAATGGCTTATCGTATTTTTTATTTACTTTTTAACAGGTTGTATTGGTGTAAGCATTACCTTACATCGTTATTATAGTCATAAAAGTTTTAAACCAAAATATAATTGGTTGGAAAAAATTGGAAGTATATGTAGTGTATGGGGATTAATTGGTAGTCCTATAAGTTGGGTAAACAACCATCGTGCACATCATCGTCACGCAGACAAGCAAGGCGACCCTCATAGCCCCTTTGTTTTTGGTTATGTTAAAGTACAATGGTTAAGCATGTTTTATACACATCCCAAGCTACAATATGTCAATCAAATGGTGCGTGATCCTTTTCATAGATTTTTACATCGTCGATACTATCACATCCATGTATTAATATTGTTATCCTTACTATTGATCGGTGGATGGTATTGGGCAACACTGCTTTATCTTGCACCTGCTGCTATCTTATGGAACGCAGGTAGTAGTATTAATACACTGTGCCACAGTGTATTAGGCTATACCAATCATAAAGTAAACGATTATAGTAAAAATAATATTATATTAGGATATCTTGTATGGGGTGAAGGATGGCACAATAATCATCACTATCGTCCTGCTAATAAGAATTTTCAAACAAGACCTTGGGAATTTGATGTAAGTTACCAAGTCATAAGGTTAATAGAACAATGAAAAAATATTTTGAATATATTGACACATTACCCATCAATAAAGACTTTACAGATACCGTAGAAGAAAAATGGTATTATCGTTTTGATACTAAAGAATTTAAGTATGATTGTCGCAATTGGATTAGGCATCGTGGCACCGTTGTAGGTTATCTTAGTACATTTGGTAAAGATATGGCACTAGAGTTAGTTAAAGATTTTGGTGCTAAAAAATTATTACGTGAATGTGGTTCAAAACCTGAAAGTATTTTTGCACTAACAGTGTTACCATATTCTAATTTTCCAATTCATCTAGATTATCACCCTAACAGAACAACCATGGTTTATAATGTTATGGTTAGTGGCACAGATAGTGAAACGTCACTGTATGATGAAACAGGATGTTTCTTTAAATTACGTGGTATACATGAATATCACTTTAACCCAAATAAGGTAGTGCATGGTGCAAAAACATCTAGTGAACCCATACAACTTCTACAGTTTTTTTACAATGCTTAATAGAAAACAGTTACCTGCACTAGCAAAGATCAACAAAAAGATTGATTTACAATTATTGCGAGAATATATTATCAACAACCACTATGATGATTATAATAAGTACAATGATATTAAGTATAGCGCAAATAGTAATCATCAAGCTTTTCTAATTGCCAATGAATATTGCAAAGAGAGTTTTTTTAAAGAATCAGATGCACCTTTACTAGAAGGTGAAAAGTATAAACAGTTATACTTAACTAATATTGACCCAAGTTTAATTACAACAGATTCAACCAAGCTTAGTGAAACACATAAAAACATCTTCACAAGAACTAAACGATTAGATCGTACTCATACATTGTATGTACCTGAAGCAGATGAGTTAAATTATGGTTTACGTAACGAACATTGTGTAGGCATATTTGATGATATCCTTAACATGTTTACAAGCAAAGTAACACGAGTAAGATTAGCAGTATTAAGCGATCACTTTGAAATTAAACCACACGTTGATTATGATCCATCATACATTACACGTTATCATATTCCTATTTTTAACAACGATGAAGTTATATATGGGTTTAGAGTAAACAAAGTAGACCAAGAATATCAAATGATCGAAGATGGTAGTGTTTACTTCTTTAATAGTGGACATGTTCATTGGGTTAAAAACTTGGGCGATAAACCAAGATTAAACTTAATTATAGACACACACGGACAAGAGGATTTAGTTTTTCAATGATATCCTTTAATAGTTTAGACTACTCCAACATACAACCATACCATCAACATATATTAAACACGCTGCAACCTAACAAATTTTTAGGTGGTTTATGGTCTGAACAAAATGAACAATTTAGCACTGCACTTGAACCAATCATAGGTAAAAACATATTGTTCAATAGTGGCACTAACGCATTGTTATCAGTTCTTGAATGGCTAGAATCTAAGCATCGTGTTTATTATTATGTCAGTGAATTCAGTTACTTTTTCATATGGGGTTTTTTACAAAATAGAACATATGAAATGATATCATCAAGAAATGACGAAGTTACTCCTGTACCTTTACCAAGAAATCTAGAAATTACTCCTGAAAATGGTTGGTTACCTGTTTATATTTTAACAAGTCATAATAATATTAACGTAACACATCCAAAAGATGAACATGCATTTTATATCGAAGATCGTTGTCAAGTATTTGGAACATCATCTAAACTCAAACCTGACGTAGCAATTTATAGTTTTAGTAATAATAAAATTTTACAAGGTGGTGAAGGTGGATGCTTAGCTACAGACAATGAAGAATTACTATCGTGGGTAACATATCGCCAATTCAGTGATGTTAAACCAACCAAAAAACACCCATACTTTTTTACGTTTGGTAATTATCAACATGGTAATAGTACAATGCCGTTTAAAGGTAGTATGAGTGCATTAGTTAGTAGTTTTTTACACGCACAATTATTAGATTTACCACGCTTACAAGAAATTAGACAGAAAAATTACAAAAAATTATCTGTATTAAAGTTTGATGATAGGCAAAAATCTGAAGCAGAGTGTCCTTTAGGTTATCCATTATTTTATCAATTAGAGTTACATCGTCAAACCTTTGCTATACAAAATAAATTCATTAAACATGGTATACAAACATATATAGGATTACTGCCTTATAATCATTATAAGAAACAACCCATGATGAAATATTGTATACAATTACCTGTTCATCCAAACTTATCTGATAATGATATTAGCCACATTATTAACGTTACAAAAGAAATTTATGGTAAACTTAAGTAATTTAAAAACATTAACCGTTCAACGTGATATGGACACCTACAAACAAATTTGCGGTAATTATGTTGGTCGAGGGTTACGTCATGAAAGTAACTATTCATTAGAAACAGTTGAACAACTTGTTAAAGACAATTACTTTAATATTGGTGCGTATACTATCTTAGCCAATGATGAACCTATTGCAGGGTTTGGACTATATCATCATGAGGACTATGTTTTTATGGCAAGATTAGTTACAGTTGCTCCTACTGATATACCATTGTTTGGTGTGATGATTGATGAAGCAAGAAACCATATGCGTAAAGGTATAGTTATGACATTTAATGAAAGTAACTTATCGATGCGTAAAATCTTTAATCAACGAATAAATTATACAGGGACTAATGTACATATATTGTATTCAAGATTAAGATTACGCCAATTTGTATGGCATTCAACACCTATAAACTACCGTTATACAAAACAATGGATGTTTTATTATACGCCTGACAACCACGTACCACAATTTACATAAGATGCCAAGGATCTTCTTTAAATCGTAGGGCAGCAACTATTCTAGGTTTTGTATCATAATGTTTTACTGCATGTGGTACATCAGCACGAATAATGATCAGTTGATTTGGTTTGAACTTATAGGATGCATCAGTAATTTGCACTAAGTCTGAGTATCGATACACATGTGTTTTACTTTTACCAAGTATGACATGTCCATCATAATCATCTTTAAAACGATAATGAAACCCTTCACTATGTTCACAATTATGTATAGGCCATATTAATACTAATTTTGGAAATTCACCATTAGGTAATTTATAGATATGATGCCATTCACTAGTATAATCAATATGTGCATGTATTTCAGTGGCTGCAATAAGTGTAGATAAATGTAACTCTAAATATTGTGAGGCTAACCATTCTTTAAGTAATGGACATTCTGCAAAAAATTCTTCGCCATAAATTTCTAAAAATATTGAGAATTTATTTTCAGGTAATTGATCAAAATTTTCGCCAAATTTTTTCTTAGCAAAAGCTAACATTTGATCGTTTACAGTATTAAAGATATGTTCGTCAATTGGAACATAGGCATAGTAATTATCTTTCATCAAATAGTTCCCATGGATTACGTTTGAATCGTATACTATATACTGCTCTAGGTTTATTGGAGTTACTATGTACACCGTGTGGCACTGTAATTTTCATAATTGTTGGTTGCGTCAATGTAAATTCATCAATCTTTCTTATACTATAGTTATCTTCAAATAACAATGTTTTATTTTGATATTTTTTATAAAATGAATTAGAATGAACAGGTTCGTAAAATGTGGTATAACTATCTTCTGTATTGTAAATTGGAAAACATATGGCAGTTTGTATTTCAGGTAAGTTTTTAACATACTCCTCATATGAATTATAAGCTGCAGAGTGATCAACATGTACTTTTAAATTTAATGACAAATTAAGCAATACTACTTTAATTTGCAGATTGTTATCAAATAAAAACTTCTCAAAACTTGGCACACTTTTTAAGAAATTTGTTTCATCAATATAAGAATAAATTGGTAAATCGTCAGTAGTTAAATTAGTAAATGGTTTGTTTATTTCATTAATATGTTTATGTTCAGTATTTTCGTTGAGTAGTAATGCTTTATTTCTGTTCAATAGAAAATCATCAACCGATAATTGCATTTCTTTTTGCAGAGTATCCCAATAAGATTCTTCAAGATGTATTGTATTGTATAATTTCATAGTTCGTATAATATAAGTGGGTTTTTGTTGAATTTTATACTAAACAATGATCTAATTTTATCGTGGTGAATATCAACACCATGTGGTAAATCTATTCTCATGACACATGGATAGTCTATTGTAAAGCGATCAATTTCTTTTAGTTCGTCTTTTTGAAAGATAAGAGTTCGTTTGCCTGGACGGGTGGCATAGTAGCTTTCAGGATATATAATATCATAGATAACTGTTTCAGTATTTTCAGTGTTATATGTTGGAAAACATACCGAATTGATTAAAGGTGGCAATTTTTTTCTGTAAGCTTCATATGATTCTACACCGTACGATGAATCTACATGAATAGTCATCTTTTCTTTTAATATAGGAATTGTTACTGAGGATACTTCTAAATCATATTGTTTGCAAAAATGTTTTATTAGTGGTACTACCTTTACAAAGTTTTCACCTGAAGCATAACTTGTAATTGGTAAATCTTCATCAGTCAAGTCAATAAATCGTTTACCTCTAGAATTAATATGCTTGATTTTTCCTTCTTGTTGTGGTAGTGCAGCAATTTCATTTAATAAAAACTTATCTAATGCTTCACGCATTTGTGATTGTAAATCTTGCCAATACACAGTGTCAATTTTAAATTTATTGTGATATTTAATCATAGGATTATTTATAACACGTTAGTTTTAAACTTTACACTGTAGACAACACGAGGTTGTAAATCGTATTTGGTGACACCATGAGGTACATCTACTCGCAATGCATATATATCATCAACTACAAAGTTACCAATTTCATCTACATCATTTTTATTAAAACTTATAACCCTTCCAATTTCACTTTTGTAATAAGTGGGTTCATGTTTTGGCTTATAAAATACAGTTTTACTATCGGTAGTATGATAAACAGGAAAAATAATAGCAGACTTTATCGCAGGAGGATTAAGTAAAAAATCATGATACGATTCATATGGTTGAGATAAATCACAGTGTATTCCCATGTCATTACTAATCGCAAGCAGTGTTATAAGATATATTTCTAAATTAAAATCATTTAAAAATCTTTTAAACAATGGAATTGAATCAACAAAAACATCCTTATCAACATGCGATGCAATAGGTAAATCTTCTACAGTTAAATCATAATATGTTTTATTTTTAATGTGTTGAAATGATACTGTAGAATTTAACCTTAGTTTACCTTGAAGCAGTATAGTGAATGCATGTTGCATCTGATATTGTAATTCATCAGCATAGCTTACTGTTAATTTCTTATACAATACCGTATTCATAAATAATCTCATATTATTTATTACTATGATAACTCAGTGGAAACATCTTTGGATGTATGATTATATGGACTTTGACTGTATTGTAAGTGAAAGAAACAGTCGTGGATTTGTAGGTGATGAGCTAGCATTAAATGATATAGTATATGTAGGATCTTGTGATATCACAGGTGTGCGCAAAGATCCTTTTGAATTAAGATGGAGCGATATTGTTTCCAAAAAGCTTAGTACAAAAAATATAAGTATTGGTGGTCCAAGTGTTGGTATTGGTACAATGTTGGGATATTTTGTTTCATACTTAAAAGAATTTGGCACACCTGAAACAGTTATATTTACGGTACAACAACACTACACCGCAGTATATAAGAATAATAAATGGGAAGAAGTAATTATTGGGGATTATGGAACAAACTGTAATGATCATAATTTGCTTGAGGTAGGTGGTCAAAGTATTGAGCGTGTAAAGTATTATCATTACCATAAAATTATTAGTAACGATTTATTTGAAAGTGCAAAAATACAAATTGCAAAAATGTCAATCAAGCTTACTGATATTGAATTTTTAACAGATAGATTTTGTTTAATTATGGATCAACTTCTTGCATTAAAAAGGCATTATGGGTTTAAACTTATTTGTGCACCAAGCTCAAGCCAACCTGTGATGCCATTCTTACGACCATTTTATGAAAATGCTATAAACAGGATGAATATACAAGATATGTTTTTACCTTATATAAAGGCTAAGGATATACATCCTGATTTCTCCCCAGGCCCCCAAACACAACAATTATTAGCAGAATCATTTTTAAAAAGATATTGGCAACTCAAACATGGATAATAAAATTTGGTACAGTGGTAAAAATAATTATCGCTACGCAACGCTTGATTATGATACACACACTTTTACCTTAGAATTACTTGATGTTGAGCAAACCCAATATCAAACGATTCATGAGGTGTTAGCTGATCATGTGTCACAGAAACAAACTAAGTATGTTGATATATTATATAGCGGTGGGGTAGATAGTGAAATGACTATCATTAGTTTGAAAAAACAAAATGTACCCTTACGTGCATATACGTTACGGTTTTTATTAAACAGTTATCCTATCAACACACATGATTTATACTATAGCGAGAAATTTTGTCGTAAAAATAAAATAAATCATACTATCATTGATTTAGATATAGAAAAGTTTTTTGAAATTCAATATGCTGATTATTTGGACCCATACGGAATTTCACAGTTTCACGTTGCCACACATTTTTGGTTAGTGGAACAATTAAGTGGATTTCCTGTACTTGGTGGTGATTATTTTTGGCCTTGGATTGAAAAGAAAATATATAGTCCACAACGATACAATTATAATTGTTATGACTTATATATGAAGGACAAAGGTATTCATGGTATTGGGAATATGTTAGGTCATAGTACAGAAAGTTGTAAGTTCTTTATAGAATCACATCATAGGATATATGAGCATGATGTTGCTGATGGTACGTTTAGAAAAATACCTATTTTAAAACATAATATGGCAATTGATTTAGGATATGGTTACTTAGATATTAGAAAACGAAGCTATGGGTGGGAAAATTTAGAATTACTATTATGGAATCCTAAAAAACTCAATCGTGATTTAGTTGAAAAGTATGGTGAATACAAGTCTGTGATTAAATGGAATAATAACTTTGCTAAGCTTATTGATGGAGAAGTTGGTACCAATGATATATTTTAATCGTACGATTTAACTATCCAACCAATTTTTTCTAAATCTGCTCTGATTTCATCGGTTACTACACTTTCCTCAACAAATCCTGAAACAACAGCTTTTTCAAATTCATTCCAATTAGAGAATGTACCAACATCATTGATGCCACTACAATAGTAGTCTAGATAATCTTCTTTACGATTACGTAATCTAGCTACAATCTCACCTGCGCTTCTCCATGATGCAGTCCAGTTAGACTCATCTTTTAAAATAGAAAATGTATCGTCTAGTTTAAAAAACCTGTTATTACATATTGCAGCATACAAATTTTGAGCATACACCCTGTTTTCTAATTTTTCTAGAAACCAAGGTGACTTTATTATATCATGCTCTAAATTATGTTTAACGGAAGGTTCCATGTTTATTATTTATATGGGTAAAGTCTAATTTTAATAATCCAAAAGCCCACATAAAAATAGATACTGCTACCCAATTTTCAAAGGTATATTCAAGTACCAACAATTTATTAAACAAAACATTCCATGACCACATTAGTGCAAATGGTGATGCAATAATTACAGCTAATATAAAACCCATACCAACTAAACCCACAATAACGTTTGTGTTAAGCTGTCTCATATTAAATCTCCTTAGTGGTGCTATTCTCAATCTTTTTTTCCTTACCCTTAGTGTAAAAGATATGGTTACCAATACGTTTTAATTTATGATAGGTCCACTGTGGATTTACATAAACCGCATGAAAATATAGAACGTTATTTGGAATAATATCATGTCCATAATTTTCTGTAAGAACTTTACGTGCAATTTCTTCTGCATTTTTGTAAGATACGCTATTCACATTAGGTGTAGATTTACCTTCACACACCCAACTAAACTGACATAACTTCTTGTAAAATTCAGGTTGAGTAGGGTCAGGTACATTATGCTGTGCATAAACTACCTTACATGGTGTACTTCCATAGCCATGTAGTACACGATTAATAACAACACGTGCAACAGCCACCTTACCTTGATAAGGTTCATTACCTGCTTCATAGTAAATATTTGTAGCTAGGCATCGAATTTGATCCTGTGTTATTGTTTTAATAACAGGATTATTCTTTACAACCTTTGTAACTTCCTGAACTGTTTGGGCAATTTCAGTAGCTACATGTTCAACAGATTCATCCACAAGTGGAGAATTTAGTAATAATTTCGGTTGATACAACTGTAAAGCTAGTGCTAACGGTATCAATAAGGAAATTAGTCTTATATTGCTTATTATAAGCATTTATTCACTCCTTTCTTACTGAAAATCTACAGCTAGATTTTCTTAAACTGCAACTATATTATACTATCCAACATTCACAGTTGCAAATTGTGACATCCTCAATAGCTTCATCTTCTGTGTAGCTTGAGGTTGGTTCACTAACTAACTCAGGTGGTATAGTATTTATCACATCGTAGTTAGGGATAACACCTGGGGTAAGGGGGTAACCTTTACGACTAGGTGCAGGTGGATCTTGAATTACTAAGTCGATTCCTCCTTCTCCATCGGGATTAGTGTTGGGTAGGTTGGCGCCTGGGTGCTTAATGTTTATGTCTACGATAGAGGCACCTGGGTTCATGAGGGCGTTACCTAATGCTGCACTTGTTGGTCTTTGTCCAACTTGTGACAATACAGGTTCTAACACAGGAGCGATTCCACTTGGTGGTATTACCCCATTAACATAAATTTGCGGTGGGTTTTCAGGATCATAACCTGATCCACCATTAAGTAATTCAACACTTGTTACTTTACCATTGGTTACTGTTGCTCTTGCACTAGCAGCCATGGTTTTAATACTATCATTTACATCATTGTCAAATACACCACCTGCAGTGCCTACACGTGTTGCATTACGTGCTTCACGCATTAATGCTACTATACTTTGTCCTGCTAACGTTGTCAAATCTGATATGTTTTCAATAGATCTAGCAATTTCTTTATATTGTGTGTCATTTGCCCATATTTCTAATTGTCGAACAAACTCATACAAATCGACACGATTAGTACCTTGACTAATTTGTTGTGGTGTGGGTGCACTAAATGGTATCGCACGTTGTTGCAATGATAACATTCTACCAAGCACATCCCATAAATAATTCAATCGATCCATCGTAGCACCACCGTAGGTTGCGATACGTGCAATTTCATCATTAGCTTCAGCAGTTTTTTGAATCAAACCTTCTTCATTACGAAATTCGATAGGTGTGCTTGATGGTAATGGTCCCACTGACTGATTAAAAACAACGGTAGAACCACTGACACTCATAATGATTGTTCCACTACCTATACCACTACCATAAGCAAATTGTCCGCATGCTACACCTGACGTATCAGCCATAATAATTGAAGTACCTGATTGTGGTGGATAAGGTGGATCAGGAAATGGAGGATCATTACGTGTGGTACGAGTTAAATTTAAACCATAAGTAACTATACTTTGTGCCATAGCATAGATACAATGATAAATGTAAAATAATAATTGAGTTTGCAACGAACGAATTAATGGAATAATTCCCAAATATATTGGGTTATATTGGTCACCACTAATATTACCCATAAAATCTACCATGGTGTAAGTACCACTATTACCACTACCTAATGCAGTTAGATATAGTGCTTCGTCTGCTGCTACACGTGAGCCTGGGACCCCTTCGTTATTATTAACTAATGGCAACTCTTTATTAGTGACTTCAAGTTGAGCTACAGCTTGTGCAAATTTTTGGAAATTCATTTGCTTAATATATTTTACCTGTTGCATGGCATAAGAAAATGCAGCAGCAGGTATAGCAATTTCAGGTGGTACTGTGTTACCAAGATACTCACTATGATTTTGTATGCGTGAATTTACGCCACCATCGACGTACAAAAAATCATAAATTTTAACGGCTATGGTATCTAAACTATAACGTGGTACAGTAAGACTACGATATGAATTAGGGAACATTTTTTGAATGTTCAATAAATCAGCTAATGAGGTTAAATTACGTGTTTGGCAATTGGTAATTACTTTAATTTCATCTAAATCAGGACCTTGTATAAGCAACATTGCATCATAAATTTTCTTCATTTGTGTAAATGTTGCAGGTATCTTAGCATTTAATATGGCATTAATTTCGTCAGTGCTTAATCCTTGCGATAACATTGCTAACTTTAACGCATTAGTAACAGCATTGACGCTTTGTAATTGTAATAAAAATTTATCTGCTTGACCAAAAAATTCAATATCAGCTAAATTTACTGTGTTACCTAAGGCAATTAAATCATTACCAAATAACCTAAATGACAAACTTAAACCTGCAATATCAGCAGTAGTTAAATCATTGATATTAGAATATGCGTTATCTAAAAAACCTTTTGTATTTTTAAAACTAGCGATTGTTTGATTAGTAACATCTCGCCAACCTTTGTGTTGACTAATACTACGACATAAACGAATATAATGGTTAGGTTTGGCTTCGTCTTTTAAGTTCCAAAATTCATAATATGCTTCTCTAGCGTGACAAGCAATATATCCATACTTAAAATATTCATCAGCATCACTATATGCGCTAGGATTGAATAATGTAGCATAGGTATATTCATCTTTAGTCCAACCTGTTAGCCAAGCATAATTATCCATAGCTGCTATAGGACTATGTGGTGATACATATGGGCTAGGATATTGTGGATATTTTAGATTAGCAGGTTCTTGTGGTGGGTATGGATCATGCTCTCCAGGATAAGTTCTCGCAAACGTTTCAGGTCTACGATTACCTAATGCAGGAATCGTACCTGTACCAATATTAATTAAACCACGAAATGTTGTATACTGTACAATACCTTTAACTAAGGGTAAGGCTGCAGTCAAATCATGTAACACGGTTGTACTTGTAACAGTACCTTGTACATATCGTGGAGATACGGTAGGATCATATGTTCCTTGTAATGATCGTACTAGTGGATTAATACACAATCCCACACTGTTAAGCAAACCACTTAACGCATTGAGTTGAAGTGGTGTAAATTTACCATTATAACTCATGGGACAAAAACGTTATTACTACCTTGTACGATACTATGACCACAACTATTACCGCTACCAACTTTTAAAACAGGCGCACCTTCACAAATTACTGTAGGGCTAGCAGATGTAGTTTTAGCTTTTTTGTGCTTAGAACCTTTAGGGTGTGGTGTAATTGGACTAACATGTAATCCTACAGGTATTCCATTGCAGAAAACGGTACCTGCACCACGCATGATTGCTCCACCTGCTTGATTTTTGTCCCCTTTTCTGCTTAATGCTGCCATAATATTATCCTAAAATAACCTTCTTTTGTGTTGGTGTGGCAATACCTGTAGTAGCTTCAATATACTTTGATCGTATAGCTGTATCAGTTTCACCATATAACGCAACGTTATTAGTATTTAGTGTAATATTTTTCTCATGATCCGCAGTAAATAAACTTGGAATTAATCCCATGCCTTGTGGTCCTGGGGCAATACTTACAGGATCTTTGACGATAACCTTATTGTCTTGCAGTTGTATTACTTTAGCGACAATTTCCTCGCCACTATTCATTTTAAACGTATAAATCTCATCTAATTCAATATTCACATTAACCTCTGTTTAAGTTGTTCAAATCCACCTACGTATTCATCATTAAGAAAAATTATAGGAACTGTTCTAGCTGTTGGAACTACTTCCAATAAATCTTCTTTAGTCCATCCATCACCAATTTTACGTTCTTCAAACTCAATACCTTTTTGTTTTAATAATGATTTTGCTTGTTCACAATATTGACAATGGTACTTACTCCATACAATTGCTTTCATTTTTTTCCTTTTTATTCAAGTATTGTACTGCGAAATTTTCCATCAAATGATCAATAACTTTGGGAAACTCATTTTCAGGAAACTCACGTCTACCTAAATTTAATATTCTCATTGTTAATACAATATTATCTTTCACATATGGTTGCGTATTATCTCTTCTGTCTGCACTAATTGCAAGTGGGTGATACGCAATATAATTATACTTTGTATCCAAATTGACATTAGTCCAATAACATTTTCCTTCCTGCTTGTTATAAATCTCTATAATATCTTGTGGGCTTAATATAATATCTTTGACAGGTCTTTGACTTATTTTGTTTCTATTCATGCTCCACTTAATACTATTAAGTATCTTTTTAGCAAGTTTTAAATCCATTATATGCCTTATAGTTCAGGCAGTAATTCCTTTTCAACTGTATCACTCATTACGCCAATAACATAACTTGTGCTTTCTGTTTCTTGTAAAGCTGCCTGTTTCTTGTTAACGTTTAAATGCTTGTTAAACCAAGGAATAGGATTGCTCTTAGGATGACTGCCCTGATATTTAATACCGATATCCTTAAGCTTAGAAAAAGCAGTGTAATCCACAAAATCTTTTAATATATCAGCATTTAAACCAATAACAGGTCCCTTCTTAAACAAATAATCTGCCCATAATTTTTCTTCACGTATAACATCTTCATACAGTGCGTATACTTCTTGTTCACATTCAACCTTAGCTTTTGCAAAACGTGGATCTTCTTTGACTACTTGATTAATCATCCATGCTGTCCATTCAGTATGTAATAATTCATCTTGCAATATCAAACTAATAATATTACCATTACCAATAAAGATCTTGTTCTCTACCATCGCTAAACTTGTAGCAAATGATACCATAAAACGAAATGCTTCTAATGCATAACTTGCGTTAAGTGCTAACCAAATTGCTTTAATATGTGTTGATTCAAGGAAAGGAATATAAGGAGCTTCAGAAGTTTCTTTCAAACAATTTAGCTTATGTAACTCATCGTAGTATTTGCCCACACTAGATGCCATATCAATAATTTCTTGTGTATCGTGAATAGTATTGAATACATCTTTTGGTACACCGTAAATATTACGTATAATATGACTATAGCTTTTACTATGAATATTGGTTTCAAAGAATGACCAATTGTTTACTAGTGCTTCTAGTTCAGGCAAACTTACTACAGGAGTAAACACTTGTGATGGTGCACGACCTTGTATACTATCAAGTGCAGTTTGTCGTAACAAGTTACTAGTAAAGATATGTTTAATGGCTTCACTAGCATCTTTCATATCCATTTTATCTTTGGTTAGTGTAACTTCTTCAGGTACCCAAAAAAATCCACGTGCAGTTTCTTCAAACTTTGCAATCTTTGGATATTTGACTTCTTCGAATCTTTGTACAGTAATTGCACCATCCAAAAACATATGACGGTTTAAGTAATCTACTTTTGTTTTTAAGTTATATTGTTCTTTACTCATTTTGTATAATCCACTGTTTGTGTAATTCTCATAACACTTAATTTTGGTGCAATACCTAAACCATTGTTATGATCAAAATTTAATAACACATCAACACCATATTGTGCATATAATTTTGATATTAAAGCATTAATATCATCAACCTCAGATTTTAGCGTAACTACTAATGCTTCAACTGCTGATTCTTTCATTACTCACCTCTAAAATATTTTTTAAGAACGGAAAGTTTATCTTCATAATCTGCAATTAATGCCAATTCTTTTTCAATTGCGTCCATAATATCTGTGTGTTCAGGTATGGCTATTGGGTTATTCAACATAACTTCAATATTCATACAATGCTTTCTAATGTGTGACTCAAAATGTGCGATTGACACACTAATTAATTTTTCTTTCATTTAATATCCTATAATTTGCAAGCTTCACAATCTTCTTCTAAAAATTCTTCTTCAATGGGTGGCGTAAATGGAATAACATTGTCATCTTTTAATGCTGCCTTTGCGCCCATCTTATTAATCAATGAGTAATAATATGTCTTAAGCCCCCAATGTATGCCTAACATCAAATTTTTAGCAACTATGGTAGCAGGTACCTTACCTCCTTCATAATGTGCAGGATTGTAAAACGTGTTCGTACTTATGCTTTGATCAATATATGCTGCTAAAACTGCTGCAGTTTTTAAATAATCCACACAATCTGTTTGTTCCCACATGAGTTGATAACGACCTTTTAATCGTTTGTACTCAGGAACTACCTGCACAAAACTACCTGCTTTGCTTTCCTTAACACTGATCAATTCCATAGGCATTTCAATACCATTTGTACTATTCAGTACTACTGAGCTAGACTCAACAGGTGCAATAGCCATTAACGTTGCGTTACGAATGCCATATTGTTTCATTTTTGCACGTAATGGTTCCCAATCAATACTTGGTGTAAAATCAGTTAAATCATTGACACCTTCTGCTCTACGCTCCCATGGAAAAACACCTTTGCCATAATAAGTATATTGGCTACGGTGGCATGAGCCACGCTCTTGTGCTAGTTCTACACTCATTTCTGTTAAATAAAATGCTTGATGTTCCATCCAACGTTTTACTTCAGCAAGTGCATCAGGTGCACCATAAGAATAATTTCTACGTGCATGCCAATAAGCAAGATTGGTAACACCAACTCCTAATGGTTCGAACTCGCTATTAGCTAGTGCACTTTGTACACTAAGAAAATCTTGGTAACTTAGTAAATTACTTAAACTACGTACAAGCACACGACATGCCTTGCGCATATCCTGTGGTGTTTTAAATGCACCCCAATTAATACTACCTAATGTGCATAGGGCAATCCTGCCATTAGGGTCATCAATTCTTTGGAACGGACGAGTTGGTAGTAGTATTTCTTGACAAAGATTACTTTGGTATATAGGATCTGTTTTAGTATCAAAAGAGCTTTGTTTAATAACGTTATCAATGTTGACAAAATATATTCTTCCTGTATCTGTTCTTTCTTTTAATATACCATTTTTAAATATTTCTTCAGCAGAGATAACTTTTTTCTTGATATTCTTTGCATGTTCATATTTAACATACAATTTCTCAAATTCAACTATATCTCTGTAATAAGCTTCGTATAAATCAGGTACTTCATGTGGGTCAAACAATGTGATATTTTCATTGTTTTTATATCTGCGCCAAAATAGTTTACTTACAACAATGCTATAATCCATTTGTCGTACACGTGTTTCTTCGGTACCTTGATTATTTTTTAGTACAATAAAATCTTCAAATTGTGCATGCCATATAGGAAGTGTAACCGTACAACTTGCATTACGAATACCACCTTGTGAGCATGAACGAAGGTCAGCAAACCATTTCTTTAAAAATGGTACTAATCCTGTATGTTTAATTTCACCATTGCGAATAGGTGCACCTAATGGACGAATTCTACCGATTTCTAACCCAATACCTGCACGTTTACTCGCATACTTTGCCATCATTTCTCCTGCAGCAAATATGCTATCAAGGGTATCATCACTACTGATAAGAACGCAAGAACTGAACTGTTTAGTAGTAGTCCCAAGCCCAGCAAGCACAGGGGTGGCAAGAGTGAAATGACCATCTGAAGCGCACTCATAATATTCCTTTACTAACTTTAATCTAGTATCTTTTGGTTCATTGTGAAATGCTGTAGCTGCTGCAATAGCATATCTTATTTGTGGAGTTTCATAAATTTTACCTGTAGCACGATTTTGTACAAGATACTTTTCACATAGCTGTTCAATCGCACTATAGGTGTATTTTTGATCTTTATCATGATCTAAAAATAACTCAATCGTATCCCATTCTTGTTCACTATACCACTCCAACAAATCAGGGGTATACATACTTAACTCAACATTACGTTTTATAATATCGTATAAACGTGGTGGTTCATATTTTCCATAGACTTCTTTGCGCAACATAGAAACACGTTGGCGACCTGCTACATATTGGTAGTTAACATGGTTAGTTTCAGGGTTTTCAGTTTCATCAATCAAATCAACCATTGCCTTGAGCAATAGTTTATCAATGGTTTCGGTTGTCATGCCATCGGTAAATTGAATTTGTGCTCTAATTTCAACCATACTTGGGCTAACATTATCGATACCACGGCATCCATTCTGTACCTGACGCTGTATTTTTGCGATATCTAAGGGAACACGAGATCCATCTCGCTTAATTACGTGTATTGTCATATATAAATCCTACTTTATTTTTCTTTTTGCTGAGTCTAGTGAAAGTTGTTTTTTAATCTTGAAATCTTTGAGACAATTATTTAACACAGTGTTAGGCCAATAATTAAGTACATATTTTGCGCTATCGACTAAGACTAAAGGGCATTCTGTACCTTGTTTATCATCTGCGATTACAAGACTTATATCACTGATTTTGCTCATCTCCAAAGTGTATACAATTCCCAATGCTCTAGTCAATAGGCAATACATATTTTCAGATAATAAAGTCCAAGGATCAGGCCAACTTCCTTGATCTAATGGATGTAAATGATAGGTTACTAATGGTGCCATCTGCCACCACGCATCAATAGCAATACATTTATCGGGAATAGAATAGTCGGATATTTTACTTCTTAAATCTTTCCAATCCCGTAAACGTTGTTCAAAAGAGCATTGGAAAATGTTCATAACATTTAATAGTTATTCTCTTATCCAAGCTGCCTGAAAATAATTAAGCACTGACGCTGTACTTTGCCATGTACCACTTATTACAGAACTAATTGCACCGATACTAATATAATCACTTACACCATCTAAGTATAATAAAGTAGATAGATTACTATATCCAAGTAATCCCCATGTTGGTGTGATAGCAACAGTAGGTCCTTGAGCTATCAATGATCCATTCTTATATAAAGCTATACTAAACGATCCACTAGCTACGCCTGAAACAAGCTGAGGTAATAATGAAACATTAATTTGATAATATCCCCCAACAAGTGGTGTAAATCTACCATTAACAGTGTTATAATATGTTCCAATATTATCGGTGGTAGCAGCATAAATTAAATTAGTAGTGCCTGTTGTCAACGATTGTGACACGCTATTAACTGCTCTAAACAATGGACCATTAAGCCCTGTTAATTGTGAACCATTTCCTAAGAAATAATTAGCAGTAATGTTTCCATTTGCGGTAAATCCACTATCTAAATTTAAATTAGTAATGAGAACATTACCACCAACAGTTAATGATCCACTTACTACTGCATTAGAAGTTACAAAATCACCATTAGGGAAAAATTCAGAGACTATTAGTCCACTACCAACGGTAAGATTGGTTAGTTGACCAACTTGAGTAATTACAGTTTGATTAGCGGTTTGTAATTGCCCGTATAAACCATTAGCAGCAATAACAACATTGGCATCAATATTAGCACCAACTGTCATTGAATTGGAGATATTTAAATCTGCTAAAGTTCCAATCGAAGTAATGTTAGGTTGGGCAGCAGTTGTAATAACACCACTGAAGAAATTAGCTGTAACTAAGTTTCCACCATTGACATTATTAGCTACTATATTACCATTGGCTGTTAACGTACCATTAATAATAGCACCTGTATTAGCCACTACAACCACATTGGGCGTACCAATTGCGCTAATGTTAACGTTACCATTGACTGCAGGAATATTAACGCTACTATTACCATTTGCCAATGCACCAACAAAATTAGGTGCAATTACATGTGAACTTACAACTAAATTACCAAATACATTAGCTGTAGTCGCTGTAAAGTTAGCAATATTATTACCATCAACCGTTAAAACAATGTTTGCATCATTAGCTACTGTAACATTACTTGTACCATTTGATAACGGACCGTGTAATGAACCTGCAGTAAGATTACCAACTACCGTTACATTATTTGCAAAGGTTGAATTCGCTGATGTTCCATCTGATTGTATACTTAAAACATCTGCTTGTCCGTAACTAGTAATACCAATCTTACCATTTGAATAAATTAAAACATTGCTATTACCTTCAATAATTGTCGGTGTAGTGACATTTCCAACAAAGGTTGTAGCTGTTACTGTATTTCCAAACGTTGCTCCTGATGCTGTAATATTACCACCAACTGTTAAGTTAGCTGAAATATTACCTGATCCAACCACACCTAACGCACCTATGACATTGGCACCATTAGCTGCAATGACATTTTGTGCTGATAAATTACCTGTAGATGTTATATCACCTACGCTTAATGATGTTAATGTACCAACACTTGTAATATTAGGTTGAGCATTAGTTGTTACTGTACCTGCGGTTGTTGCATCATCAACGTCAATAGAATAAGATCCTGACAATCTTGCTGATGGAATCGTACCACTTGATAGATTACTTGCGTTTAATGCGCTTAATCCGCTACCATTACCTGTGAACACACCTGTATTAGAGGTGAAGTTTGCTGCTGTAACCGTAGAACTATCTAGATTGACACCATTAATGTTTGCGCTTGTGTTGATTGTAATAGAATTTGCGGTGACACTTTCACCTGAAATATAACCTTGTGCAGTAAGATTACCTGTTAGAGCAATACCATCTGAATTTGCCCATACGTTATTGTTACCAACAATAAGATTACCTGCGATATTTGAATTAGAACCATCATTTACAAGTAAGGTTGAAGCTGCACGAATAAACAAGTTTGCAGTAATTGTATTTGAAATAATGTTACCTGCAATATTTGCTTGATTAGCATTTAAGCGATTAGCAAATACTTGTCCACTACCAATTGATACAATGCTATTAGCATCAGCAAAAACTACAAAAGTGTTTTGATCTGTATTAGAAACACGTAAATTACCTGTAAATATTGCATTAGAAAATTCTGAATTAGTATTGACTGTTAAATTGGCACTCTTAATATGACCATTAACATCTAATGTACTATTAGCTTTATCAAAGGTTAAATTTGCGCTAGCATCAAAACCACCTGCGGTATTGAATTGTATTTGTCCTGTTGATCCTGCAATGTTGCTTGTTGAGCCACCTGGGATGGCACTCCAAACCAATGTACCATTACCATTAGTTTGTAAAAAGTATCCGTTGTTGCCCCCACCTACGTGTAAGTTTTCTACATTAGCAATGGTAACATTACCACTTAACTCAATGGGGCTATATTTGGTAAGAATTTCGGTATTGTTTGGGTCAGGGTCCCCTACACGATTGGAATCATTTCCAATAAACAATCTGCGCTCATCGTCTGCCCAACCGAACTCACCCGCACTTAATTGAGGCAAATCAATTAAGTTACCTGTCCTTACTTGGATTTTACTTATTTGGATAATTGACATAGTATATCTTTTATAGTGATATACTTATTTATTCAATTATGCAACGTGTAGGGTTTGTTTTTCCTCAAAGTATTGTTCTAAACGATCCCACATCATTCTGTTGAATCGTTTCCAATCATCACCTTGTAAAATAAATTCCTGATATAATGGTGTTTGGTTGTTGTCAGGTTTAACACACATCATAATAACACCTTGACTAATATTAGTACCATGTACTTCATTATGTGCATTAGCATAAAATACTAACTGAAGAAAATACCCATCAATATATTCACGTTTTTTAGGTTTATTAGATTGTTTAAAGTCAATAATACTAGGAATACCTTTATGTACACCAACACAATCAGTAGTACCTGCATATAATTGTGGATAATATAATGGCACCTCTACACCCCAAAATTCTTGACAATGATTTAATCCACCATGTATAACTTGTTCTGCCATGTGCCAACTATCATGGTGCATGAAATTAGATGACTTAGGTGGTTGTACACCATCTTTAATATATCGTTCTAGATAAGTGTGCATTTTAGTACCACGATTTGCAGCTTCCGTAGTAATTTGCTGTGCTTTTTCTGCACCTACACGTTTTTTCCATTCAAATAATGCACGTTTTTCTTCTTCAGGTTTAGTAGCATCAAGTATGGTTGTTACTGAAGGTAGCTTACCTGCAGGTGTATCATAGTGTCTTTTGCCATCAATGTTGACACGATTAAAAGTGGTATAGTTAAATTTTGGGTTGTACATTATGTTTTAGATTTTATAATAATTTATTAAGAATGTCAACCAATTAGGATAAACTAAACAGTAAAACTTTCGCCACAACCACAACGACTTTTTTCGAGTGGATTGATGAACTCAAATCCTTCGTTTAATCCTTTTTTCTGATAATCTACTTCTAATTCATTGAGATATACATGGTGCTCAGGTTTTGTATAAACGTGTACACCATATGATTCATGTATAGTCATACCAATTTGAACTTGGTCAACATATTCTAGGGTATATGCTAAACCACTGCAGCCTGTGGTTTTTACACCGACTGCGATTCCTATTCCACGCCCACGGTTTTCTAATAATGTTTTAACTTTGTTTGCTGCTACTTCAGTTAACCTAATCATGCTTACATTGATTTTGTTGCTTTTATCGCTTTATCTTTAACAATTTTCGCACTATCATCGGTAGGTAATGCGTCACTGCCTTTATCAAGACCCTTAAAAGAAACTCCTTTATCAAAGTCCGAAATAATATTTTTAATAGGATCATCTTGGATTATGTCATAAAGGTCATCTTTACTGATATGAATACCATCTTTACCCAAAATATTTAGTACTGAATCAACGCTATAATTTTTCTTTGCACCGCTATCTTCTTGTCGTGCACGTAATTGACTAAGAATAGAGGTGATCCTCACACGTAGAGGATCATCCTGCTCAGTATCTTCTTTGACAAATTCACGAAATCGCACGATTAACGCAACTCTCTACCTGCTCCACCTACTTCTTCCTCATCAGGTGCGGGAAGTTCAGGAATTTCTTCTGCTGCGTCCATGTCTGCGCCTAATTCTGCTGCAGGTGCTGCCATTGCAGGTTCGTCACTAACAGGTGCTGCTGCTCCTGCTGCATCAAACCCTGCTGATGCTGCACGTCCTAACAATACATCTTGTGCGCCTACAATCGATGACTTAGCTTGCGCAATTGCATCTTGTAATTGTGTTAATGCTTCGCTAGCACTTTGGCTAAACTGATCTGCACCTTGTGCACTTTGCTCAGTTTGACGCATTTGTTCTTCAATGGCTGCAAGATCTTTTACACGCATATCACTAACACGCTCAACCATTTTCTGCAACTCTTGAATCATATTTTCTGCTGCCATAACATTAGCTGCAGAAGTAACTGTTTCATCTTCTACAACAATATTTGGTTTAACATTTAAGTCAGAAAAATGATTAGATAACATCTGTTCCATCATCAATAGTTTTAAATATGAACTATCTTTGTGACTTTCATGTAACTTGCTTGTTGAACGAACACCTTGCAATAAAGTACGTACTTTGTCAAGCATTGTTTTCGTTGTACGAAAATCTAGCTTATCTAAATCATATTGCATGTTGTAGTGCTCTTTAAGCGCACGATTAGCAACTTTGCTAGCTTTACTTTCGTTTAGTTCTGTTAATCTCATGTTCAAATCCTTTTTGTTGGCAGTCTTTAGCAACTATAATGTATTTATCTAATTCATCTGTAAATTTACTATGTTTGTCAAACACATTTTGTAACTTAATCCAATGTAATATATATTCATCTAACTTTTTCTTCTTCTTGTACTTTTGATACAATTTTTGTTCCAATGATAATCCATCAAGTAAGTTGTCTAACTCATGTACCCTACTAGCTTCATACATCTTAAAATTTTTATGCAAAATAGCATAAGTTATTGCATGTCTTAATTTAACAAACACAAATTCTTTTTCATCACCACGCCTAATTAGGTAATAATTATCAGTTCTTTTTTTGATAAAGTATTCATTAAAAAGTAGATAGCCACCATCCGTATCAACAATAATTCGATTTAAAACTTTTGGTAGTACGATTTCAGCAATATCTGCTAACTTGTCATAGGGTATTTTACGCATCAATTATTTCAAAGTGTATATTTTTATATTCTTTAGAAGTGTTCAATGTACCTGAAAGTATACCTATTTCTTCTAAACCTTTAATCATAGGTACTGCTTCACAATCAGTATATAGTCCTTCTAACTCATTCTCACCCACTTGAAACACACCATTTTGTAGTACATTAAAGGTAAATGACCACATGGGTACCATACCACTGTTCTTATATTTGTTACCAAAAAGGTTTGATAATTTTTTGTGTTCTTTAATAGGTGAAGAAATTTCCTCAGGTTGGGCACGTATGTTTATACATTGTAGTATGGTTTCAAAGTTTGATTGTTGGCTACCTTTTATACCAAGATCATCTTTTCTATCTAATTTTGCTCTACGATGATTTATTCCTGTTTGAGTTATATCGTATAGCGTTACGCACCTTATCTTCATAAGGATATTTAACGCCAATAAAAAAGCCCCGAAAAAATCGGGGCTAGTATGTATAATATATTATTATATATTATGGTTTAGCTAAATGTTGCACCATTTGATACAGCGATATTTGCTGTGAAGCTGCTATTAGCTGCTTGAATACCATTGGTGATAGCTGTGTCTAATGTAGCTGTTGTCCATGCACGTACAGGATAAACAGCAATTGCTAATGTGTCATCTGTAGCATTTGTGTACTGATACAAATGAATGGTAGCTAATTGCTCGATTGACTGAAATACTGCTGTTGCATAGTCAGCAATCTGTGAACCATTACCTGTGACTGTGAAAAACTCAAGAGCAGGACCTTGTGGCTGTACGGGTACACCACTTGTCATTGCATTGACGTTAGCACTATTAGTATAAGCATTACCTGTATCGTCATCATATACTGCTACGGGTAGAAAATCACCATTAACTCTTGTAAAACCTGCCATTTTAAATCTCCTTATTTTTAAAAGCCATAAGCTCTACATTTATTTATCAAAGTTGAAAAAAAATCGGTTTTTAGGTAATTTGTTTTTGATAGTTGGCTAAAGTACTGTCAATATCCGCAGTTATTTGGTTAAACTGCTGTGGATATTTTGTTTTTAACTTGAGCAAAGAATATAAAACAATGTTTGTAAGTTCATCTTCATTATAATAATTAGCACGTACATTAGTTAAAAACTTATTTACGTTGGTTTTATCATAGTCATCAAACGAACCTACATCACTTGTTGCTGAGCCTGTTCTACTTTTTAATAATTGTTGCTTATAAATTAGCTCTAATATTTGTGCTGCTTCTCTTTCTGCTTCATCTTTTTTATTCTCATTGTATAATTTTTCAATCATTTGAATCTGTTGTTTATAAACAGGATCACTTTTACTTGGATCAAATTTTACAATGGTTTTTAGGTAATTAGTAAAGCTACCTGGGTCTTGTTGTTGTTGTTCAAGTATGGCAGACTCTAATAAAGCATATAAATCACTAAACTTACCTTCAGTCATACCACGTGCTTGTCGTTGACGCACTAAGGTTGGCATAGGTGTTGTATAATCAGGTGGTTTACCACGCCTCATATCAGCTTGTGCTCTAGTAGCTGCCGCAGCACGTTTAGCATCATATCCTGCTATAGATGTAGGTGCTGCCTTTAAATTAGGTGTAGGCAACATATCCTGCTTAGTTTTTTGTTGGACTTGACGCTGTTGTGCAGTGGTTTGTGCTATCTTTTTTGGTCCCACACCCATTTGATAACTAGTTGGTTGATCAACCGTAGTAGGAGGTTGATATCCCGCTAATTCACGTGTTTGTTGTGCCCATGTAGGATATGCTTGTAGTGTAGCTTTGATTTTTGCACTAATAGCTGCATTGTCCGTTTGAATTTTAGACGGATCTCTGCGATCAAGTTGTTGTCTAATTGCACTAAAAACTTGATCCAAATCTTCTAGTACAAAATTATTCATCAGAATTCTTCTTTAAACTCTTTGCAAATTTATCGCTATCACGATTTTTAATGGCAACAAGCAATTTACGCTCTAATATTTCAGCTTGTTCAGGAGTGTAATTGCGTTCAATCACTTCTAATAAATGTATAGCACTTGTAATAATACTGTTGGCACGACTTTCAATAATGTGCTTAGTATCACGTGTGCGACTTAACGCTTCTAATTCTTCTAATAAACTGCGAGTCTTTTTTTCCATGATGTAGTATTTATCTAAAATATTACAGTATCATGAAGAAATACCCTTTATTTGCGCTAGCTTAGCCTTTAGATTGGTACTCATACTTGCCGTAGGTACTTTTACAGATTCTTCAACTTTGCTCTCAATAACGTTACTACCTACCTTAATTTGATCTAAAATATTGGATGTTGTAGTTTGTTGAACATCATTGTCTGATTCATCATCATAAATTCTCAACGTATCAACATTAAATCTTAGGTTCACTTTTTGTCCAACCCCACTACTACTACGTGTTTTCATTAATTGTACTTGATATTGACCACGCTCACGCATGTTTCTACTAGTAAAAATACCAAAAACATTGTCAGCAGTGTTAATTTTACTAATACCACCACTGATATGACTATGATCAAACTCAACTTCTTCAACAGCACTACGGTTTAATTGACTAGCTGTTACAAATAATACATTTAATTCTTTAGCAAAATTACGCAATTCTTCAGATACAAATTTATCCTTTGTAAACAAATCACTTGCACTGATTTTAACAGATACAGGCATTAATAAATCCATATAATCAATACACATAAAGTCTAGTTTCTTTTCAGTTTGTACCTGTAACTCTCTACAATATGATCTAATATCATTAATATTACTTTGTGCAGGTAAGTATTTGACAAACAAGCGACCTGACTTTTTCTGTGCCATCTTAATCTTTAACTCTACATCGTCAATATTTTTAAATATTTCCTTGGTAGCAATGTCAGTCATCATACTATCTATACGCCATGAACATAGGTTTTCACTAAGTTCTAAGGTTATATATACACCATTTAAACCTTCACGTACCCAATTAACTGCTAAATTTTGCATGAATAATGATTTACCTGAACCACTTCCACCCAAAAATAACTGTAATTCACCACGATTAAACCCACCATATAGCTTATTATCAAGCACAGGCCATCCCGTACTCATCTGTCCATTGTTTTGTTTAATCGCTAATAAACGTCCTTTTGGGTCATCAAAATAATCTGTACCTAAGTCTTTAGTTAAACTAATCTGTACTGCATCTTTAATAATTTTCTCAACAGGATCATAGTTACCCTTTTCAAGTAACTCTGCGCTCTTTAAAATAGCACGTTCTAGTTCTTGTTTACGTGTGAACTTTTCAAACTCATCAAAAAACCATTCTGTATCTTGTTCACGCAAGTCTGCAATACGTGTTAACTCAACGGACGTTGTTAATTTAATCTTTTCTACATCAGGTATGACATGATACTTATTTGAAAAATCAATCATAAACTTTACCGTGTCTTTTAATTTACGGTCAAAGTTTTCAGGATTCAATATATTCTGAACACGAACAAATAAGTTAGGCTCAGTGATCATCATTGATAGGAAGAATTTCTGTACGTCTGTTGTATATTCCATTATAGTATTTTATCTTTATAAATTTTTATCTTTGCGGCACTTGTTGTTGCATGTTGAATAATACTTAATAATGTTGGAAAACGACCATATTTAATAACAGCATCATTTACATCTTTAACAGTCTTATCCCAATAAGGAGGAATACTAACTGAATAACCAAGTTTTAATGCTGAATCAATACCACTCATACCTGCTTCATCTCGATCAGGCACAAAAATTATTCTTCGTTCCAACTTTGCAAGTAACCATGATTGTTTTTCGGATACTTGATTGGACATTATAGCACATCCACCAATAGCTAAAGCGTCAAATTGCCCTTCTACTAGAATACATACTTGCCACGTTGGATGTTGTGCGTCCATATTAAACACATATCCTGATTGCTGCTCAGAAATATACTTAGGTTTACGATTATCGTAATATCTACTAGTATACCCCACCATTCTATTATTAAGATAATACGGTATAATTACTCTATCACGATCCCTACCTTCTGCATGTGGGGTAATATAAAAATCATAGTCTTGTGGTGTAAACCCACGGTTGTTCAAAAAATCTACATATGGTTGATGTGTACCTATCGTTGGATCTATAGGAATAGCATCTTTGGGTAAAGGTATATCTTTAAATACAATCTCACGTATTTCACGTTTTTGAATAAGTTGCGTTGTATCACGCAATTTCATCGCTTCTATGGCAAGATGCTGTATCTCATCATCGCCCATGCCAATCCATGATAAGAATAATTTAAAATGCGAGGAAAATAATTTACCTGCTGCATAGCCACATTTGAAATTACAATTAAAGCATGAATAGGTTAACTTTTCTTCAGTATGAATTAAACCTCCACGCATCCTTGTATCAGGTCGATGACCACGATGATGACAGCATACCGCATTGGCAGATACCCATCCACCTGATGTACGCTTGGTCTTACGTTGTGACCAAAATTGTAAGGTCTGATTAATGATCGTATTCATGCGCCACAATTATGACACAAAACACTTACACATTCAACTACTTAGGATTATCTAGCAAGAATTTTAACAACATCACCTTTTAAGTACTGCTGATTTGTTTCAGGTGGTCCACTACCGTAATTTTGAATCGCTAGTCTAACATATGGATGATATCCTG